GGAACCTAGAAGCTGTAGTGCATATACAACATTGGTTCTGGGGTCCAATACCCAGTCTGTGCCATCTTTCTCTCTTACGTTGGCACCCCAACCATCTTGTCTATTCACTACATATCCGACAGCACCATCAGGACCGACTGCTAGTAAACCAGCAATCTGACTATAGAAACCAGTTGATGCAAGTAATCCGTAATGGTCAGCCCACAAAGCCCAAACATTACCACCCGCATACATATCATTTGAACTTCTCGCGACTTGAAAAGTTCTAGTACCAGTAGCGATATCATATAGAACTAGATAACCATTTGAAGGCTGCTCGAATACAGCCGTCACATCATTGAAGAACTGCGGACCAAAGCTATCAGGAATAAAGGCACCATTCAATACACCTTGGTGTCCTGCTACTCCCATCGCTACATTGATACCATTCTCACTAATCCGTGGCATTAGCGTCTACCCCTATGGAATCTGGATACCGCTTGCATTGCAGGACGAGATTCAAGAGTTTTCATATTTCGGTAGAATGCCGTGAAGTCTTGAGTATTCTGCAGAGCTTGTGTAAGTTGCTCTTGCTTCTGGACACGGGCAAATTCCTTACCCGCAATCTCGTAGTAGTGTTCTGCTGAGTCAACAGCATAACGAATATCGTCGTAAGGGTCGTCACCATTAAATTCAGCAACGTCCTCCGCCGGTTTACCCTCTTTACTCGGCTTGTCATACGAACATGCCTTAATAGAATCAATCATAATAGGACAGCAGAATTCATGTCCTTCGTGATTCTCTGCCTCGCAACAGAAAATCTGTAGTTTAGGAATATTCGCTTCCGGTTCAGGAGCATCGAATAAACTTAAATATGATTTGTAATCAATCATTCCCTTATTACGAAGTAGCCACATGGCATACTCCTCGGAATAGATTGGCATTTCTGAGTGAGGTATTACTGGTTTAGGTTTCCATCGCATGTATTCATGCAATAGTAACTTTCCAGCAACTCTTGACCCAGGACTATTAAGAGATAGTTCGATAGGCATCCCGATTGCTTCTTCGATTTGGGATTGTATGGTATGTTCAAGCCCGCGTTCTTGGGACACTGACTTACAGAACTTAACGACTCTCGGCTTTTCTCTGTCGATATCAGCTTTAAGTTCTGGTGCCCATACCTCAACTTTAGTCTTAAGCCAGTATCGCTCACGGTAGAGATATAGTCTTTTAGATGGGGAGATGGCATAGTATCCAATGTAGTTCATCGCGGCGAAGCCCCAATCTCCAATAAACATTCGGGGCCACCATGATGGTATTTCAAACGGTGGAATTACGTGTAGTGCGTTCTCAGGTTCATCAGGATACTTCCTATCTCGGAACTCATCAAATACTTGTCCCTGATAAGCATCCCAATCTCCAAACTTCCTCGCTTTTCGCTCAGCTTCACTCGGAATACCATCAAGTCTCTGAGAATATTCCTTGTCAGCGTGCGGATTATCAGCTACGGTAGAATGGACGTAAACTCTCTTGACGTTTCCCTTACCAACAATAATTCTGTTGCCCTGCGGATAAGGAGAAACAAATCGTTTCTTGACAAAGGTATGCCCGATTCCTCCAGGCATTCCGGCTGCGCGTATAATAGCGGGGAGATTTGGGTCAGATGTTCTAACACGAGTAAATCCAATGTGTAAATAAATGAATTCAGTAAATGTAGTTAACTCATCAGGAGTGAATAGATTAATTTCCATCGAATCATATTTGTGTGCATCGTCGTCTAGCTCACAATGACCGAGGAATATCATTGCTCCAGTTCTTACACCAGAGCCACCTAATTCACCTGGACGTGGAAACGTCCAAATCATATCAGTCTTATTAAATGTTGCACCGAACTTAGGATATATCTCTCGGCTTCGCGGAACGATTTCGTTCTTAAGCTCGGGATATGTCCGGCGCATGAAAACTTGTTTGAACTTAGGGTTCTCATGCCATCGGTGAATTAGTCCATATACTAGAAGGACATCTGATTTACCAGAAGCGTTACCGCCTCCGTAGAATCCTTCGAATATAGTATTAGGAAGCGAGAGAAACTTCTCCTGCTTCTTATTTGGTCTCCAGAATCCTCTATCGAATGCCACTCTTTGTGGTATCTCCGGTATCGGTTGTGGATACAGTTGAGGGATAATAGGATTCTGGCTCACCAGGAATGGTATAGCCGCGAATCTTGCTAGGAGTTCCCTTCGAGTTAACATTACAAATTACATCCTTTCGGAAGTATAATGAATCTAGATATATCCTAGACTCACATAGTTTAGTAGAGTTGTTACGCCAGATTTCCACCTCAACTGGTCCCACTCTATCCACGCGAATCAAATCCCACGTCTTTGTGACACAGGACGCCAGCATGAATAGAAATGGAACCAGTAGAAGTGGTTTCATCGAATGGGAAGTCCTGTATTAACTCCGAGGACTGCCTTAAAAAAGATAATCAAAATAATGATAATTAGTATTCCTATTGCGATAGTTTTGAATGGTTCGGGAATCTGCAGTGAATAAATTATCCACGCGATAACCCCGCAAATCAGAACTGCGAATAGGAGGGTTAGCATTTAATACCTCTTTAACGTGACGTTAACTGGACCAGCCGAAGTAAGGCGGATAAATCCACCAGCTACTTCAATCTGTTCGTTTGCATCAGGTGTGAGAGCTACGGCGGGAGAGAAAGCTAGAACGTTGGACTGTTCAAATGTAGCAGCGGCCACATCGCAAAACAGTAATGCTCGCGATGGTGGGAGAGCATACACTTGATTCTGAACCATTGATTGAACAGGACCGCAAGACAATGTGAATGTTGGCATACTATCCTCTTGGACCCTGACCACCACCGAGACGTTTATCTAGGAATGCTTCTATGTCTGCTTTTCGTAGAGCGTTACGCTCTTGATTTTCAAGTAGGGTTATGAGACGAACATTAGAAGAAGTATTTTCTTTTATTACTATTATGACTTGTTCAGCAGTAGTTCGCCATAGTTCGGTATATTGTTTTATGTCCTTCCGATAGAACATGAACATAAAACCGGCTAACACTCCGCCTACGCCCAACGTTATTAGCCATTTGGTAAATTCCACGTCGTTTACCAACTTTACTCCTTGGCAAAGACTACGTCGAAATCTTCTTCTTTCTTTTGCTGAGGAGAATAGAAAATAAAGGTGGGTCCGTTACTGGGATTATCGCCCGGTTTAGTAGCTGACTCAGGTTCCATATTACGAATGATTGCTGACATATCCTTCGCGATTCCGGATAGGTCTTTAGCATTAGTCGCATCCAGTTTATCTGGAGTTAGTTTATTCATGGCGAGTAACATCTTCTGTCTCGCCTTCTTCTGAACTTTTATTTTAGCTTCATTGATTACTGGTTTGTTAGGAGTCTCATTATATGAGCTAGTAGATGTAGCACCAACCGCATATGCACTAGCGGAAGATGGAGATATTCCAAAAGCATTAGCTAGTGCGAGAGCCTCTTGTCGTCCACCAGTAACGGAAGCCTCGCCAATAATCTTACGCAGACTATTAGGAACCTCAACGCTACCAGGTGGACGACCCCTATTAACATCCACTATTTCTGCCGGTTGAATTGGAGTAGGTTTCACTAGTGGAGGGGTAGGAGACAAGTTACCCTTCTCTTTAGCGAAATCCTCGTCTGAAACAATTCCCATCGGCATCTTATAGTTCCTTATCCTTGAAGGATTGAATGTTAGTAGGGTTAGTTGGTTGATGGAAATAGTTTGAGTTCTTCAGTTACTTTCTGAAGTTCGTTCCTGCAACCCCAGAACTCATGATTGATAGGAATATTTGAAGTCTGTCCGCCATGACGCTTGACAGTTTCCTCAATCTTTCCTACCAGTTCAGCCTTCTTATCAAGTAGTTCCTGATGAGCAGGAGATACAGGAGTAGGCTTAGGGGGTTTAGTTACAACAGGAGGTAGAGTATTATCCACCTTAGGTGGAAGAACGATAGGCGGAATAACCCCTGGCACAGCAGGCTTTTCCACGAGAGGTGGAATTACTTCAGGATGGACAGGCTTATCTTTGTCAGACATTGTGTATCCTCGCGTTTCGTTTGTTGATTAGTCCTCTGAACTAAACTAACTACGAGACAACGAACGCGAAGTTACCGCCTGAGATAGTGATGGTAGCAGTAGCTACACCCTGTAGTTCGAATTCTTTGATAGGACGATTACCGCCCTGCTGAACAAACAGAACGTTGCGTTCCAAGTCATACGTAACCTGGGTAACGCCAGTAAGTGCTAGTGCTGTATTTTGTACAGCTGGGCCAGTCTTTGCTGTGATTGTAGCTGAACCTGTTGGCATCTTACATACCTCCTGATATCGGGGTAAAGCCCCGCGAAATTTATTTCAAAGTAATGCGTAACACAGAGTAGTTAAATTATAATATTAGCTGGAAGTTCAGAGGGACTATCGGATGGACAAGCGTATCACAGGTCGGACTGAAAGTCAAATCTTTTTTCTACTACTAATATTATAGGTTCTTACAAAAAGGAGTCTCTTTTATTTTGAGGATTTTATTTCTGACCAAAATCTGTTGATTGGGACACCACGCAATTTTCATGCCACTTATGGGACCGACGAGCGAGGGCTACTCCCCCTATGTGGCATGGTCGTTGCCCGTGCAACCTAGTAGAACTTTTTGTCTGTGTTTGGCGGACTATTCGTAGGCTCGCGCCATACGAGCACAGAATCCCCAATGATTCGAGCTGGCCCCGTGGCATGTGGTGTGCTATAGTATGAGTATCGCTCATGTCGAGCGACAAGGAGTCAAGACAATGAAGATTCTGGTTGCGAAGTTCTCGTTCAAGGTTCCGGAAAACTCGCCCGTTGAGAGCGAACGTGGCAAGAAGATTGAAAAGGCGTTCGAGTATCCCGAAACCGAGAGCGACAGCGAAGCATCTCAGGTGATGGCCGAGAAGAAGTGGTCACTCAAGGAGATGGTAGACGAAGCACTCAAGGCCAACGCGCGTAGCAACGCATACCAGAGCGCGCTACTTCCGCACAAGCCGTCTGAGGTGCCTCAGGAAGATATCAAGGAGCGCATGATTCGGGATTACATCCGTCTCGGCGTGCCTGAGGATATCGCCCGCAAGCAGGTTGACGCAGTTCTCGCTGCGACTTCCGAACCGGCGGCAGAAGTCACCGAGTAGTCTGGTATGGCGGGGAGTTGTCAATTCCCCGCCTTACTCTCTCCCAGGCACAAACCCCATCAGCTCTCCCCTCAGTAGGCCAGGCATCACAGCTTGGCCTGTCCCCCAGATAGCTTATCGCATAAACTGTTTGCCGTTGGCAACGCAGCCCATAGCTTATCGTCTAAATAATAATATTAGTTTATAATATTATAGTAATATCCGCTTTCTTCGCCCCTCGGCGAAAGTCTCGTTATACGCCTCTAGGACAGCTTATCGCGGGCGCGCTCGAAGTCAGAGCTGTCTCACTAATAAAGTCTCGTCCTGAGTAATCCTAGCTTATCCTAGAGGTATCCTCGAACAAGTCCGAGGATGCGCGGGACGCTTATCGCCCAGACCCATTAATATTATATAGTTCAAAAGATTATTCATTGTCAGATAAGTTTTGACCATAGAAGGAATACAATAATATTGCCACGATAGACCTGTTTCTTACCATATTCCCCCCAGTCTCTACCCAGTCTCTACCCACTTTCTTACCAGCCGTTTCAGGCTAAGTGCTTCGCAGTGAACGAGTTAGCTCTACCCCTCCCCCTCTCCCCTAGTGCCACCCCACCCCTTTTAGCCATCTGAGGGTCTGTGGTGGGTTTGTTCTTTTATTTTTTTTTTTTTTTTTTTTTATTATTATTTTTTATTAACTTATAATCATACCATTTTTTTTTACTTTATACTGAAACGGGA